TCAGTATTAACTTTAGATAATAAAGATATGTTAAATGCTGATGGTGTTGAAGATGAATTAGTAGGTCAACAATATTTAGAATTACACAATAATTGGCCTGCACAGATGTGGATTCAAACATCTTACAATACAATAAATAACACACATAACTCTGGAGATAACTCAAAAGCATTTAGAGGAAACTATGCAGGTATTGGTTATGAATGGGACGAGGATAATCAAATCTTCTGGTCTAAAAAACCACATGCATCTTGGGTCAAAGATACTGCAACTGCAAGTTGGAAATCACCAATCGGCGATGCTCCAGAATTGACTGCAGAACAACAATCACAAAATGAAGCTGGCACTCATACGTGGACTTATTCTTGGAATGAATCAGGCCAGTCTTGGGACTTGACAGATCAACAAGCATAAATTAAAAATGGTGGTGGTATGCAAAAGAAAGTATTATCTGAAATAGCATTATATTATGGTGATGTGGCTATGCCCAAAGATTGGGACATTGATCGAGATAAATTACAAAACGATATTTTAAAATCACAAATAACAGATTCACCTTTTCCATTCTCTCGAGCATTTGACATGTTAAATACTTACATGAGAGAACATATAAATCTAGAGTATGGATTTACTCTAATTAACAAAGAAACATGGGGCAATATGTATAAGCCTCAAGAGACTACAATTCCTTTATTAAATATAGATCCTGTGGATTTGCGGAACTCTCCTGATTATACATTACTTTATGGTGTAAATGTAAAAGATTGTATGGTTCGAATACACTATGAAGACAACAGACGTAAAGGTAGAAGTTGGGATATACCACTTAAAGACAATGTGTTTATTATGTTTCCATCAACTAATATGTATTATTTAACTAATAATCAAAAGGATAGTTTGAATTTTGTGCAAACAATAACTTATGAATATATCTAATTACTATTGGTACTTTAGCGGTGTGCTTACACCTAAATTCTGTGATGATGTAATACAATATGCATTGCAGCAGAAAGAAGTATTAGCTAGAACTGGTGGATATGATAAAAAAGAATTATCAAAAGAAGATGTAAAAAATATACAGAAAAAAAGAAAGTCTGATCTGGTATGGCTTAATGATACCTGGATATATAAGGAATTACATCCGTACGTGCACGAAGCAAATAGGAACGCAGGTTGGAATTTTGATTGGGACAGATCTGAGTCTTGTCAGTTTACGAAATATAAACTAAATCAATATTACGATTGGCATTGTGATAGCTGGGATAAACCTTACGATAAACCAGATACACCTGAACATGGTAAAATTAGAAAACTATCTATGACCTGTCAATTAACAGATGGATCAGAATATAAGGGCGGTGAACTAGAATTTGATTTTAGAGATTATGATCCACATATGAGAGATGAATCAAAACATAGAGTACAATGCAAAGAGATATTACCAAAAGGATCTATCATTGTATTTCCTAGTTTTGTGTGGCATAGAGTTAAACCAGTAACATCAGGCACAAGATATAGTCTTGTGGTATGGCATTTAGGGAGGCCTTTTAGATAA